GGCGTCAAAATTTCATCTGCTGAGTATCTGGAGAAAGTCGTTCGTAAGGGAGACAGTTTTCACCCTTGGTTTCCAGACTTCGACTTGGCTCGTAAGGTCAAGGAAGGCATGAAGAGAATCTTCTGCTTGAAGAATTCCAGCAGAGAAATTATTCCATCATGCGACGACTACATCTACAGTGAACACCAGGTTCTCAATGGCACCGGCTTCGGTCGCTCAAAACCACTTGTCGTGACTACCAGCGCGGGATTCGGCTATCCAGGCGCCAACAAGAGGCCTTTCCTCGATCACTACAGTGATGAAGAAACAGGCACCAAGATCTACTTTCTCAACAAGGCCACCAAGAATCAGAGATACCTTCACAAACAGATCGAGTCTTGCGAGGAGCACTATCTCAAAGGTATGATCCCGCCTCAATCCGTTTGGAAAGAGAGCACGAAGGATGAGCTTATCACGGCCGAGAAAGTTGAGATCGGGAAAGCTAGAGTCATTGTTGTCCCTCAGCTTCATTACCAGTACTTGTGTAAGAAGTACACTGGAGCATTCACGGACGCAATGCAAACCGACGAGAATCGCGGCTTCAAGAATTGCTCAGCCAGCGCGTGCGAGATTGGAGAACTTTTCAATGAAATCCACGAGAAGGCTAGCGGCAAGAAATTCTTTGGAGCGGATTACTCAAGGTTTGATTCAAGCTACCCCCCGGCTCTCATTGATTTTTATGCCGACTTCATCGAAAAGTGGTATCAAGAACATGATCCCTCTTGGCAACCATCCCATGCCAAAGCTCGAGGAGCAATCATCAGCGAAGGCATGATTTCAACCAACTACTTCCAGGGCAACGTCTACGGAACCAAGGCTTCCATGAACTCTGGTTTTCCGAACGGACACACTGTTTTCATGAACTGGTATGTCAATCTGTTCCTCTCCATGTACACTTGGTGCAAGAACACGAACTTGGAACCCGAAACTTTTTTCGACAACGTCGCTCCCGTCTACATGGGGGATGACAACTTCCAGATCGTGCTCAACGAGCAATATGGAGACATCGACGTCCACAAGTCCTACAACAGACTTCGCCTCAAGGAAGTCGCCGACTCGGTCAACATGATCATTACGTCTCCGGACAAGAAATCGGAGTTGACGGAGTTCGACACAAAGATGGAATTCATGTCGCATGAGTTTCTCATGCACAAAGAATACCCTGGGTACGTCTTCCCAGCACTCAAGAAGTCTTCAATCCACAATCTCTTGTTGGGCATCGTTTGAACGACGACAATACAGC